CAGATCCGCGCGGACATTTACACGGGGAACGTCGTCCTCCCGATTCACGAAGAAGGCCGCGACATTCGCACGCCGAAGTGGATGGCGATTCCGATCCGGACGAAGCCTGGAACGCCGAAGGCGTGGACTCAACGGAACCCGACGAAGCGGCTTGTCTCGCGCCGCGTGCGGGGCGACCGAGTTCTTCTGTTCGAGCGGCAGAAGCCGAAGAAGCAAAGGGTCGACCGCGACTTCGTCGGCCCGGCGCGACTGATCGAGAAGTGGCGGCTCCGCTTCGTGCTCACGAAGTTCGTCGAAATGGACCCGACGCTTCAGTTCTACCAGTCGTGGGACGCCCGCGCATCGTCGCGTGACGCTCTATGGTCGCGACGCCTCGCGAAGCTCGAACGCGACATCGAATACAGCCCGAGCTCTGAGCTATGACCGACCCGACGACGTCAACGATCCGCTGGCAGATTCTCGAAGCGCTCGTCGTGCGGCTCGCCGCGATCGACGGCTTCGTCGCCGGGCTTCGCTCACAAGTGAACGAGCAGGAGTCGAACGGCATCGTCGCGACCGTCTTCTTCGTCGGCGAGGACAAGAAGCCCGACACTGCGACGACCTACCTCTCGACGATGACCGTTGGTGTCGAGGTCGTCGTCGATCAGACGGCGGCGATCGAGGCCGACGGCACGAACCTTTACGCGACCCTCGACCGCGCGCTCTCCTGCGTCGAACAGATCGTGCACGCGCCCGATTCGTGGGGACTCGACGACGACTTCACCGACGTTTCGATCGTCTCGACCGAGGCGTCGGACCCGCGCGACGAGCTCACGCTCGCGGGCGCGGTGCGGCTTCAGTTCCGCTATCGGCACTCGATCGAGGGGCCGCAACTGCCGTGATCCGAGCGACCGCACTCCCGCACCCGTCGACGTATTCCGAGCGGCGCGTTCGCGTTCGCACTCGGACGGCGAGCGGGCCGTTCGTCTTCGGCGTCGATATCGACTCGATCGACGGAGTCGGGGACCGATTCGTTCGCCGGATCGCGTTCTCGTATCGGACCGTACCCGCGCCCGTCGCGTTCGCGATCCGGCAGCACTTCGAGCAGCACGCGCACGCAACTTTCGAGCTCGTGCTTCCTCGCACGGGCGAGGCCGTCGACGTCGGATGGCTCTCGCCGCCGTCGATCCGATGGGAGAGCAACCGCGCCGCGACCGTCGTCGCGGAGTTCGAGACTCGATAGAACAGGAGCACAGCAATGCCGGTAACTCGCAAACAACAGATTCTCTTCAAGGTCGAGACGTCGGAAGGCGTCGACTCTTCGCCGGGCGGCTCGGACGCGATCCAAGCCTTCGAGCCGCAGATCTCGGACACGGTCGACGTTCAGGAGCGCGCACCGACTGGCGCGTCGCTCTCGCGCGATACGTCGGCGATCGGTCGGCAGTCGCGCCAGATCACGTATCGGACCGACTTCCGAGGTTCGGGCGACACTTCGATTCCGATTACGCTCCCCGACTGGGCAACGCAGATGAAGGCGACGGGCTTCCGCGAGGGGACCGTCTACGCCGCCGTCCTCGGCGCAGTAACGGGCGTAGGCTTCATGGTCGGCGAGCAGATCACGCAGTCGGCGGGCTCGATCGTCGCGGTCGTCGTCGCCGTATTGCAGGCGGGCACGAGCAAGCCGCTTCACCGGACGACCGCTACGAGCGACATTCTGATTCTCGCGAAGCTCACCGGAACGCCGACGGCGGCGGCATCGGTCGGCGCGGCGTCGGGCTCGACGAGCACGTTCGCGGCAGTCGTCGCCCATCCTGGCGTCGGGATGCAACCGACGAGCTCGAAGATCGTCAACGTGACCGTGCCTTCGTGGAGCTCGACGACGCCCGCCGTCGGCGACGTACTCACGGTCGAGAGTCCCGCCGGGATTCGCGTCGGCACGGCGCAGATCCAAGCCGACAACGGGAGCGCGCTCGATCTCGATCTGACGCTTCTCGAAGGCGCGATGCTCGCGACCTACACGCTGCGGCATCCGACCGTTACTTCGATCGCCACGATCGCGACCGCGACGCAGACGCGGACGCAGTCGGCCTCGATCTCGCATAACCTCGACGGGCGCACGCGTAAGGCTCTCGGGACGCGCGGCGACTGGACACTCGAAGGCGAAGCGGGCGGTCCGATGCAGTTCTCGTGGACGTTTACCGGCGATCTCGTCGACGGCGCAGACGGTCCGCAGATCACGACGAGCGGGCTCTCGACGATCAAGCCGCCGCGCCTGCTCGGAGCCGTCGTTTGCTACGGCTTCGGCTCGACGCTCTCGCGCCTTCCGACGAAGCGCGTCGCGATCGCGTGCGGGAACCAAGTCTCGCCGAACCTCGACGCGAACCGCGACGGCGGGAGCACGGGCTCGAACGTGACCGATCGCAACCCTTCAATCACGATCACCGTCGACAACGTGAACGGCGGCTTCGATTGGGAGACGCTGCGGAAGAACTCGACCGACGTTCGGTTCGGGCTCACGATGGGCACGGCGAACGGCAACATCGTCGGCGTCGTCGCTCCCCGTTGCCAAGTAACGGAGATCGCGTTCTCGGACTCGGACGGGATCTCGACGCTCGATATCACGCTCAAGCCGCTGCGTCTCTTGGAGAGCGGCGACGACGAGCTCTACATCGTCCAAGCCTGAGAGAACAGAGATGCCCGTCGCACGTACAACAAAGCAGACGTTCCCGTTCGTGCTCACCGGAGAGCGCGAACTTCCGACGGAGAGGCAGACCGTCTTTCACCTTCGCGCACTCTCAACCGAGCAATGGCTCGCGCTGCGCGACTTGGAGAAAGGCGGCGAACCGCTTCTCGGTCGCTGGCTCCTGCTCGCGCTTCGCCTCGGCGTCGCGGGATGGGATCGCTTCCCCGACGCCGAAGGCAACGCGACGCCGTTCGAGGCGACGACGCGCGACGAGCTCGTGCACGGCGTCGTCGTTCCGAAGGGCTCGGCGACGAAAGAGTCGGTCAACTTCCTCGCGACTGAGCACGCGACCGAGATCGCGTTCGCGATCATCAAAGCGAACGGGATCGACGCGAACGACTTGGGAAACTGATCCTCGCCGCCGGGCTTCTCTGCGCGCCCGGCGGCGCGGGCTTCGCGCAGAACTGCCGACGATGCGACGACCCGAAACTTCGCGAACAGTGGGGATGCGACGGCGACGCGCCCGAGCCGTTCGCGTTCATCGACCCTTGTCCTCACTGCGGCGGCGAGGACGCCGAAGGCTGCACGCCTTGCGGCGGCGAAGGCAAACTCCCGCTGCTTCGTTGTCCTCACGCCGTCGTGACGAACGCCGACCTCGACTGCGTTCGCTCGGTCCTGCTCGCGGAGAGTGGGCACCTTCCTTGTGCGGGCGGCTGGCAAGATCAACCCGCGAGCTTCACGGCGGCTTTCCCGTACGTGATGCGAGAAGTCCAACACTGGCGAGCGACTGCCGAGCAGATCGCCCGCTCGAAGCAACGGAGGTGAACTATGGCGAGCAGTGAAAAGAAGACCCTCACGATCGAGGCGCGTCTGCGGAACTACCTCAAAGGCGAGCTCTCGACGACGCAGCGGCTCTTCGCGACGTTCGGCCTTCGAGGCGCGCAAGCCTTCGAGCGGATTCGGAAGTTCGTCTTCTCGACGAAGACTGCCGTCGCCGGTCTGATCGCGACGCTCGGCGCATATCGCGCGGTCGACTTCCTGAAGACGACGGCAGAACAGACCGACGCGCTCGCGAAGCTCGCGGCCTCGACGGGCGACGTCGTCGAGAACCTGAGCGAGCTCGAAGCCGCCTTCAAGCTCGAAGGCGTGAGCGACTTCTCGGGGACCGTCGAGGCTCTGGCGAAGTCGCAAGCAAAAGCGCTGAACGGAAACCAGAAACTCGTCGACGGCTTCGGCGCGCTCGGGATCACGCTCGAAGAGCTCGCGAACCTCGGGCCGTCGCAACTCTTCGAGCAGATCGCCGTCGGCCTCGATCAGTTCGCGACCGAGCAAGAGCGGTCGGCGAAGCTCGCCGTGATCTTGAAGGGGAACTTCGTCGAGCTCTTGCCGATCCTGGCGCGAGGCGAGTCGACGTTCCGCGAAGCGATCGAGAACGCGCGCCGCTTCGGCTCGACGATGGACGGCGAAGTCGCTGGAATCAGCGACTCGCTCGGCGACTCGCTCGACGCCGTCGGGATCTCGATCCGCGCGACCGGGCGCGAACTGATCCGCACTTTCGGGCCGCAAGCCGCCGAGCTCTTCGAGCGACTCGCTCTCTTCATCAATGAGAACAAGGCGGCATTTGTAGAGCTCTCGAAGTCGATCGCGAAGTCGCTGCTCTTCGCCTTCGACGCCGTGCTCGTCGCGATCGCGAAGGTCGTCTCGGCGATCGACAAGATCCCCGGACTCTCGCCGACGAGCGTCCGGACCGAAGAGCTTCTGAAGGAGCTCGATCTTCAGCAGAAGATTGCCGCCGACGCCGCCGACAACGTGGCCTACTGGCGCGAGCGGAACCGGCAGATCGAGAAGAGCACGGGCCTAGTCGACTCGCAACTCGCGCAGATCTCGACTTTCACCGAGCGTCTCAACGTCGCGCGCGAAGCGGCTCGCCAGATCGCCGTCGAGCTCGGCGAGATCCAGCTCAACGGCAACGCGGGCGAACGTCTGCTCAAGGTCCGCGACGAGATCCGGAAGACGTTCGACGCCGCGATCTCGCAACCTTCGGCGACGAGCTCTGGCGCGACGAGCTCGGCGGGAGTTCCCGCGCTCGGGCTTCCGAGCCTCGACGCTCTGCGCGAATACGCCGAGCGGGCGGCGCAGCAAGTCGGGAGCGTCTTCCGTTCGACGCGGCGCGGCGCGCGGCCCGTATCGCCCGACGACGTCGAGGAAACGCCCGAAGCCGTCGACTCGCGGCGTTCGGATCTCGAAGCTCGGAAGGCTCTCGCGACGATTCAACAGAACGAGCGAGCGCTCGCGCGGCTCGACGTTCAGGCGAGGCAACTCGACCTGGGCGATCTCTTCAAGAGCGGGCAGATCTCGGCGCAAGAGCTCACCGAGACGACCGCGCAACTCAACGAAGAGATGCGAGAGCTCGATCGCGTCAAGCCGAAGGCCGACTTTTGGGACGGCTTCAGCGCGGGCGCAGAGCAAGCCGTCGCCGAGTGGCAAGACTTCGAGGCGGCGGGACAAGCCGCCGCGCAAACCCTGATCAGCGGCGGGCTCGACGGCCTCTCGAACGCGCTCGTCGACGGGATCACGGGCGTGAAGTCGTTCAAGGAAGCCTTCCGAGACTTCGCGAAGGGAGTCCTCCGCGATATCGCGCAAGTGATCGTTCGGCTCACGATCATGCGAGCTCTCGGGCTCAACTCTGGCGGCGGCTTCGAGAAAGGCGGCGTCGGGCCGGGCGTCGACTCGACGACGCCGGTCCGCAACTTCGCGCGCGGCGGCGTCGTCAACCGACCGACGACCGCGATCTTCGGCGAAGGCCGAACCGCCGAAGCGTTCGTTCCGCTCCCCGACAATCGATCGATCCCCGTCTCGTTCGTCGGCGGATCGACCGGGCAGTCGCGATCGGTGAACGTGACGATCGTTGCAATGGACTCGCGCGACGTTCGCCGCGCTCTCGTCGAGAACCAAGGCGCATTGCGCGGCATCTTCGAGAACCAACTCGACACGCGGAAAGGTCTGCGCGGATCGATCGCGAAGGCGGCTCGATAATGGTCGCAGTGCGATACGGCGGCGTCGTCGAGCAACCGGGAAGCCTCACTTGCGCCGGGCGCGGCGTTCAGCCTGGGCCGGTCGGCGGCGACGGCTGGCAGCAGATCTTCTTTCTGCCGTCGTACGAGCTCCCGGCGGGAACCGGTCGCTATGCGATCCACGTAACGGGGAAGGTCCACAACATCCAACGTCTCGCGAGCGTCGGCTCGCCTTCGCGCGCCGTTCTGCAAGTCTGCCTCGGCTTCGACACCGGAAGTATCTCGCCCGTCCACCAGTTCTGCATTCCGCTCGCGTCGCAGAGCGGCGCGCTAGAGGGGATCCCGTTCGGCTTCGTGATGCTTCAGGACGCCGCCGCCGCGATCTCGGACCCGTTCTTCGGCGGCTCGTTCAATAACTCGGGCGGCGCGCAGTTCTGCCTCTGGGCTCGCGTCTTTTGCAACGGCGACGCGCCGACGTTCAACTATTCGTTCGACGTCGCCGAGGTCACGTGGCTTTGGTTCGATACCGACCGGATCGACGCCGCCGACAAGTTCGCGGCGCACTTCTACCCGGCGACGCCGACGACGCTCACGACGACGGCCTCGCTTCCTGCCGTCTCTGGCCTGACTCCGTTCGCCGCAGGCGAGAAGTGGCTGCACTTTCAGAGCGTGACGTACGAGCCGCCGAACGGCCCGCGCGGAACGCTGGCCGCGCCGATTCTGCGGCACGGCTACACGACGACGGGCTTCGTCGGCGGCTTCGTCGCGAAGGCCGGGACGAACGGGCGTTGGGCTCAGTCGCACGGCGACCAACTCGTCACCGCTGGCGCAGCGAGTGCCGTCCCCGTGCTCTCGGCGTGGGCGTTCTGGTATCACGAAATGCCGAGCGGAACCGTACGGCCCGCACTGGCCGCGCAGGACCGGCAGTCGACGAGCGCGTCGAAGGTCCGGCGTTGGACGTCGTTCTCTCTTTGCCTCGATAACTTGCTCGACGTTCTGACTCGCGTCGAGTCGAGCGTGCAGAACGCAACCTCGAACCGCTACGGCAACGGCCCGGCAGAAGGCGCGGCATACGTCGCACTCGAACGCCCGGCGACGGGCGTCGTCTCTGAACCGTGCATCCTCGCGCACGCGATCGTTCTCTCGCCCGGTCGAAACGACTACGAGATCGAGGTCCGAACCGAGAGCCGAGTTCTTCGGCCTCACATCATCCCGGCGACTACGCGCGCGAACCTGAACGAAGGCGCCAGCCTAATGGCAATGACGCGGACCGGGCTCTCGGCGACGGTCCCCGATCTACAGTATCGCTTCCCCGTGATCGGCGGTCTGAACGCTGAACCGCAGTCGCTCACGATCGCCGACGTCTATCTCGTGCAGTTCAACCTCGTGCGCGATCCCGAAGGCGTCCCGGCAATCCCGCCGACGGTCGGCGACCCGGTCGCGATCAGTCTCGGGCGAGAAGCTCCCGCGCTCGGCTCGCTCTCGGTTCTTCCGGTGGCTCCCGACGCCGCCGTCGGCGAAGAGTTCGAGGCCGCAATGCGCGGGCGCATCGACGCGCTGAACGGGCAGAGTCCTTCCTGGCCTCTCTTCACGCGCCCGCGCCGCTTCATCTCGCTTCAATGGAGCGGGCTTACCGAGGCGCAGAAGGAAACGCTCGACGGCTTCATCGCGACGACGCCGATCTTCAAGTTCACACTGCCCGGCGAGTCGTCGCCGGTCGCACTGCTCGCCGACGAGAACGGGATCGAGCTCGCGCAGATCGTCGGCGGCGCGTTCTTCGTCTCGCTCTCCTGCGTCGAGCTCACCTGGACTAACTAGCAATGCCGATCATCCTCGGGGATAGCTTCAAAGACGAGATCGAGAAGACGCACGGCGATCGGCCTCTGATCTGGCTCGTCGAGCTCGAAGTCGCCAAGCCTTACAAAAGCGGCGCGACCGTTGTCCCGAGCCAAGTCGTTCGGATGACGTCTTACAAGGACGTCGTCGAGTGGCCGTTCCTCTTCGGAGTCTTCCCGACGTTCGAGCCTTACTCATTCACGATCTCGCCGATCGAGTCGAACAGCGAAGGCGACCTGCCGCAGATCGATCTATCGATTGACAACGCAGCGCGAACTCTGATGCGCTACCTGCACGAAGCTCAGGGGTGCGAAGGGAACTACTGCAAGATTTGGCTCGTGAGCGAGAGCGGTCTAGAGATCCCGCACCCTGACGGCGAGGAACTGCTCTGGAACTTCAACGTCTCGGCGGCGAGCGCGAACTCTGACGTCGTGACGTTCCGACTTGAGAAGGCGAACTTCTTCAGTCGCTCTTCGCCGCAAGATCGATTCGTCGCGGGCCGTTGCCGGTGGCAGTTCGGCGGGCGCGAGTGCGGATACGTGATCAACGCCGTTGCGGCTTATTCGTCATGCCCAAAGGATCTCGACTCGTGCATCAATCGCGGCCTCGATCACGCGAACCGAGGCTTGCCAGTCTTGCACCCGCGCCGCTTCGGTGGCTTCCCCGGCATTCCCCGGCAGCGGTGAGCGACTGGCGCGACATTCTCGCGACGCCGTATCGCATCGGCGGGCGAACGCTCGGCGTCGGGATCGACTGCTACGGAGTCACGCTCGAAGTCGCGCGGCGGATCGGCGTCTGCCTCGAAGACGATCGAGAGCGAATGCTTCGCGCGTTCCGCGACGGCGAGCACTCGCCGACCGGCTTCTTCCCGCCTTGCTGGCGTCGCCTCGCCGCGCCGCTGCGGCTTCAGCACGGCGACGGCTTGCTTTGGACGACGGGCTTCCCGCACTGCGGCATCGTGGCGAACGGCTACCTATGGTCCGCCGACGCCGCGCTGCGGTCGCCTTACGCGAAGCGCGCCGATAACGTTTCTCTCCGAGGCGTCGAGGTCTGGCGACATGATTACTCTTTGCATCCGTAACAACGCTCGAAGCGACTCGTCGCGCGAGCTCCTGAGCGTCGAGTCGCGCGCGGGCCTCTCGTTCCGAGCCATCGCTTTCGAGTTCGAGCGGCATCTTCCGAAGCGGTGGCCGATCCTCGCCTTCGTGAACGGCGAGCTCGTGCCCGACGAACGGCTCGACGACGACGTCGCCGACGGCTCGTTCGTCACGCTCTCGCCCATGATCGGGACCGGGATCGAGATCGGAACGATCCTGATCACGGCTCTGATCTCGACGGCGGCGAGCTTCGCGATCTCCTACATCGCGAGCCTTCTCTCGCCGAGGCCGAAGCCGCCCGGCTTGCCGCAGGAGCGCGGCGACGAGCAGTCGGCGACCTACGCGTGGGATCAGATCCAGACGCAGTTCGGGCAAGGCTTCCCGGTCCCCTTCGTTTACGGGCGGCACGCAGTCGGCGGACAAGTGATCTCGACGAGCATCTTCGCGAGCACGCTCGGCGCGGCTCCGGACGATCGAGTGCACCTAGTCCTCGCTCTCAGCGAAGGGCCGATCCGCCGCGTCGGGGACGTCGTCGCCGACGAGCTCGACGGCCTCGGCGGCATCGCGAGCGGCGGCATCCCCGGCGCGCCGCTCCCCGATGAACTCCGCGTGAACGGGAACCTGCTCGACACGCAGACGACGGCGAGCCCGCGACGGCAGATCACTTCGACGACCTGGAACAGCACTCCGGACGGCATCGGCGACACCATCGAGGTTTGGGATCAGCCAGGAACGACGAAGCTCGGCGAACTTCAGATCACGCGACTGAACAACGCGTTCTTCACCGACCTTGATTGCATCGTGACCGACGGACCCGAGACGCTCGGCGCGGTGAACAACGTTCTGCGATTCGCCGACGGCCCGGTCGTCGGGACGTCGCGCATCACAAGCGCTCTCACCGTTCAGCGGCTGAACGAGAACCCCGGCGCGCGCGTCTGGATTCGACCGGGAACGCTCGACCAATCGGCTTTGCCGTCGAATCCGTTCCGAGGCTCGACGTCGACGTTCTCCCCTGGGCAAGCGCTGAACGAGTTCGACGAAGAGCTCGTTTACACGTACGCAGTGAACGAGCCAATCACGACGGTTCTCTTCACCCTGAGTTTCCCCGGCGGGCTTTACGCTCAGGACGTCACAGGACGACTCTTGCCGTATTCGGTCCGCGTCGAGTGCACGTGGCGACGCGTCGGCGAGACGTCGTGGCGTGCGTTCTTCCAGCCGCAGAGCTCGAACTCGTTCTTCGTCTGGACGATCTCGCAGAACACGATCACGCCCGCGATCGTCTCGCGCGGCGGCGATCTGACGCAGCGCGGCTCCCCGCCCGTTCGCGGCCCGATCGAAGTGCGGATCAAGCGGCGCAGCCCGAGCGGCGGTTTGGACACTGTGAGCTCGTGCGTCTGGCGCAACGTAGGATTCAACCGCGAGCAGCTTCTCGCTTATCCGCGCGTCGCGCTTCTCGGCTTGGAGCTCGCCGCCGGATCGCGCTTCTCGGGCGGCATCCCGCAAGTGAGCGTCCGGATCGACGGATGCCTCGTTCGCGTATGGGATGAAGTCGACGGCTGGAGCGAAGAATGCTGGGACGTTCCCGCCGCGCCTCACGACTTCAACACCTACCCTCCCGGTCGCAATCCGGCATGGGTGGCGATCGCGTTCCTGCTCGCCGATTGGGGGCTCGGAAAGTGGCTCACCGAGTCCGACATCGATCTTCCCGCGTTCCGCCGCTGGGCCGCGTTCTGCGACTCCGAACCTTCCCCGCTCGATCCATGGGGCGAGGCGTCGTTCTCGTGCGACATCGTCTGCGACTCGCCGCGTCCTTCGTGGGAGGTTCTCTTGCAGATCTGCGCGACTGGCCGCGCAACGCCGATTTGGGCAAACGGGAAGATCTCGGTCGTCTATCAGTACCGCGACGCGCATAGCGACGCCGGGATCTCGGTCGCGGCGAAGACGGCGACGCAACTCTTCACGACGAGCAGCGTGCAGGATCTGCAAGTAACCTGGATCGCGCGCGCGAATCGACCGACGGCATATCAGTTCCAATACCTGAACGAGACGTCGAACTTCGCGCAGGACGTTCTAACGGTCCCCGATAACGAGGGCACGCTCGACGATCCGAGCGCGCTCGATCAGGAACGGTGGCGTCCCGAGGTCGTGCAGGCGTACGGCGTGACGCGCCCGAGCCAACTCTTCCGCGAAGGCATCTTCCGGCATCGCGCGACGCGGCTAATCCCGCGCGAGATCTCGTTCTCGACCGGACCTTGGGCTCTTGCTCTGACGATCGGCGATCTCTTCCTTTTCGAGCACGATATCTTGAGGCCGTTCGGCGCAGACGTCCCAATGAACCGCCGCGTCGCCGTGAGCGCGACGGCCTCGGCGACGCTGATCGTCGAAGGCGCGCTCACGGGCGCGACGGCGATCGTCGTCCGCAACCCCGACGGCGAGCCGATCTCGCGCGGGATCTCTGCCGTTCTCGTCGGCATCGATGGGACGTCGACGCTCACGCTCACGGGCGGGACCGTCACGGCGAACGCTGGCGCGAACTGCGTCGTCGGCCTCGCCGCGAAGCTCGTCGAGACTTACGAGACGGTGGCGATCACGACCGAACAGGAGCTTCGCCGAGGCGTCCGCGCCGTCGCGTGGGTCTCCGAGATTCACGAGCCCGTGACGCGATCGGACTACGTAGCGGGCGGCGTCGACGGCGGCGTCGACGGTCCCGAAGGCGTCCTTCGGCAATCGGTCCGAAGCGATCAGCCCGAGCGCGTCGCCTCGACTCGCGTCTCTCTCGAACCCGACGGCGCGAGCTACGTCCTTTGGTCGCTCCCGCCGGGCCTCTCCGACTCGTCGGTTCGAGTCTGGGTCTTCGCCGAAGAAGGCGACGCTTGGGAGATGCTCGGCGAGGCGCGCGGGACCGAGCTCCGCGTCGAGTTCTTCTCGCCCGGCAGGACGTACGAGCTCGCGCTCTCGTGTCAGCAAGCGGACGGTCGATTCCCGCCGCCCGAGTCGTGCGAGCGCTTCGAGTTCCTCGCGCCCGAGTTCGCGGGATACGGCGTTCCGCGCGTCTCGAACCTCGAAGTCGTCGATCTCGGCGACGAGCTCGCCGTTCGATGGGATGCGATCGACGTCGTCGACTTCGACGTTTACGAGCTCCGAGTCGGCACTTGCTGGACAAGCGGCGAAGTCGTCGAGCGAACGAAGACGCCGCGCGCATCGCTTCGCGTCTACGGCGGCACTCTCGCCGTTGCCGTCCGAGCTCGCAGCGGGCTCTACGGCCCGGCGACGACGATCGCGCTCGACGAGTGGAGGCCGCGAGCGACGACGCTCGTCGCTTCGCGGAACGAGTTCTCGGGGACGCCGGGCGGCACTCACTCGGGGACCGTCTTCGCGACCGATCGGATCGAGCTCGACGGCGACGATCTCGTCGGGACTTATGAGACGCTAGAGCTCGACGTCGGATACCAAGCCGAAGCGTTCTGGCAGATCAGCGTCGACCGCGAAGAGCTCGAAGAGCGGACGGTCGCCGAACTGCGGCACGAGCTCGACGGCGGCGAGACGCGATGGCTCACCCTGAACGGGCGACCGGCGTCGCCGCGCTTCCCCGGCATCGACTGGCAGACGGTCGTCGACGATCTCGCGATGCCGATCTCGGACATCCCGTCAAGCGTGCGCGTCGGGAGTAGCGTCGGCGAGACGGGGAGCCATTCGCGCATTCTCTTCGAGTCGCGCTACTTCGCCGACGCCGCGTGGTCCGCGTGGCGGATTCACCTCGACGGCTGGCGCATCGCGTCCAAGATCCAATGCCGCGCGACGCTCTCGCGCGAGTCGACGCGCTTCGTTCCTTCCTTCTCCCGCTTCAAGATCGCCGCGAGCCTCTAACAATGTCTCAGACCTGGAACCTTCCATTCCTCGGGACCGACTTCGCGCACGTAGTCCTGAAAGAGAACGTCCCGAACGCGCTCGAAGCGCTGCGAACGTGCTTCTCGGGCGCAAGCGCTCCCGCCTCGCCCGTGCCTTTCCAGTTCTGGTTTGACACGACCGAGAACCTACTCAAGCAGCGCAACTCGGCGTCGACGGCTTGGCTCGTCGTCGCGAACCTGAACGACGACGCGCTCGCGACTCTGCAATCGGTCCCGGCGACGATCAGCGCGACAACGACGATCAAGCTCGGGCTCGCGCCGAAGGCGGCGGAAGTCGTGCGGCTCTTGCTTTGCTCCGACGCCGCATCCGTGAGCTCGTCGGGGATCGAGTGGACGTTTCAACTGAAGCGCTATCCTGCGGCGACGCCGGGCTCGCCCGTGAACCTCTTCTCGGGCACGATCGGAACGTTCACCGCGCTTTCTGGGCAAGGCGGGACCGAGTTCGTCGCGCACGCCGGGAAGGCTCTTGTCCCCAATCAGAACGAGACGGCGACGGCCTTCGACGAGCTCGAACTCGTGATGACAAAAGTCGGCGCGGCGACGAGTCTCACCCTCTTTCAAGCCGCCGTGCACTTGCGCTGATGGCTCTCGATCGCAACGGTGATGCGGTCGTCGCGGGCGACGTCTACGTTCTCGCCGGGAAGGCGAGGCGCATCGACGGCGACGTCGTCGTCGTCGTTCTGAACAGTGGGCAAGTTCTGCGCGTCTTGAGCGGCGACGTCCTCCCGATCGACGGGATCGGCGGCGGCGGCGTGACCGATCACGGCGCGCTCACGGGCCTAACTCCCGACGACGACCATCCGCAATACGTCAAGGCCGACGGCACGCGCGCCTTTACCGCAACTGTCACGGGAGTAAACCCGACGAGCTCGCTTCACCTATCAACGAGAGCTTACGTCGACAACGAGATCAGCGTTCTGAGCTTCTTCGCTCTTGGATTCTTTCAACCGCTCGACGCGACCCTGACGGCTCTTGCTGGCCTCGCAACCGGCGCGAACAAACTCGCATACTCGACGGGAACGGACTCGTTCGCGCAGACCGATCTTACGTTAGCGGGCCGCGCCTTGCTCGACGACGCGACAGCGGCGGCGCAGCGAACGACGTTAGGCATCGTCGATACAGGATGGGCGAACGTCTCGAAGACTGCCGATCAATCCAAGAGCAGCGACACGACATTCGCGAGCGATGCGACGCTCACGTTCACCCTGAACAAGAGCACCGACTACCTAGTTCGCGGTCGGGTTTTTTTCACTACTACGGCGACCGCCGACTTCAAGTTCAGGTTCACCGGTCCCGCTTCCCCGACGAGCGTAAGAATCATGCGTAAGGGCGTCGCGGGCGGCGCGGCGGCATACTCCGAGATTCTGATCGATACGGCTTACTCTGTTGCTGTGGAACTGCTCGGAGCAGGAGTCGAGGGTCTCGTCGAGTTCGATGCGATCATTGAGAACGGCCTGAACGCGGGAGCGTTCGCGTTTCAATGGGCGCAGAGTACGAGCTCCGCGACGAATACTACCGTCCTCGAAGGAAGCTACCTGGAATACAGGACATTCTAAGGCCGACTGTGAACGACAGCGCGATGAAGCTGCGAACGCAAAGGATCTGAGATGGCAGAACAAAAACCCTTTAACCTCAAAGATGCGCTGGTCCCGATCAGCGTCGTCGGCGGCATCGTCGGCGGCGCGCTCGTGATGCAATCCCGGCTTCTCTCGGTGGAGTACGCCGTAACGGGGCTCAAGGATTACATCGAACAACGCGACGAGATCGCGACCGAGCGACTTCGTCTGTTCGCTCACACGATGCGCGAGCTCAATCCCTCAGTGAAGGTCCCCGAGATCCGATGAAATCCATCATCTTCTTCTCTCTCTGCTCTCTTCTGTGCTTCGCCTTCGCGGCGTGCGCGACACCAGAGGCCGCAGTCGCCGCTGGCGCGATCGCCGCGAGTGCCGTCGGCATCGTCAACGCGATCTCGCCGCTCTTGGAGCCCGAGCAACTCGCGAAACTGCACGCGACCGCGAGCGCGATCGACGGCACGGTGAACGCGACGCAGACGGCGATCGGTCTAATCGCTGACGCGTTCTCGTCGATGAAGGCGAACGTCGGCGCGGAGCTCGCAAAGCACGCGGCGAACCTCGTCGACGCGACGCACTCGATCGCGGCTCTGCCTTCGCGCGAGGAAGTGCATCTGACCAACGCTGGATACGGCTCTGGCGCGGTCGCCGTCTCGCGCGGGCTCTCGGTCGTCAAGCACGCCCGCTCTGCGGCGCGGGCCGTCGCGGCGGCGAAGTAG